CCTCTAGGCTACGCGCACCGTGGCGCCATTGGCCCGTGGGGCGGCCGATTCCACCGCCCCTTCCGACTCGGCTACGCGCACCATTGCGCACCCACGGGTCACCAGTGACACCGCCAGTCCGAGTGACTCGGCTACGCGCACCACGAGCTCCGCTCGCTTGGCCAGCGACGTGGCCATACCCTCAGAGCTCGCGCTACGGGCCACCGCACCGGGCCGCAACGCGTCTGACACCACAGCGCCATCCGATACAGCTACGCGAGCTCTGGGCACGCTCGCGCGCGGTGCATTCGACACGGCCAGTCCGAGTGACTCGGCTACGGCCCGTGTGCCAGTGGCCCGTAGCACGGCCGATGCCGCTGCACCCACTGACTCAGCGGTGCGCATCACGAGCCCCGCACGCTCGGCCACGGACACCGCAGCGCCCAGTGACTCGGCTACGCGTACGATCACGCCGGCCCGCGCGGCAGCCGACGTCTCAGTCACTTTTGACTCGGCTACGCGGACTACCGCAACCGCGCGGGCCGTCAGTGATTCGGCCAGCCCCAGTGACTCGGCTGTGCGCGCCACGAGCCCCGCACGCTCAGCCAGTGACACCGCAGCACCCTCTGACTCGGCCACGGCCCGCGTACCGGCGGCGCGCACCACGGCCGACACCGCCGCCCCCAGCGATACAGCAACCCGCGCGGTGGCCTATGGCCGGCAGGCTGCCGACGCGGCCGCGCCCAGTGACTCAGCGGGCGGTGCATCGGCGCGCACGAGGGCCACAGCCGATGCGGCGGCGCCCAGTGACTCAGCGGTGCGCGGGTTGGCACTCGGGAGGTTTGCCACTGACCTAGCCGCACCCAGTGACCTCGTGGTAAGGGGGTTGGCACTCAGCCGGCTGGCAAATGACCTCGCCGCACCCAGTGACCTCGTGGCGCGGGGGCTGGCCCTTGGCCGCCAGGCAATCGACACAGCCGCACCCAGCGACACGGCCGGCGGTGCGGTAACTCACCCACGGTTTGCCAGCGACACGGCGGCACCCCTGGATGCGGTGCTGCGCACGGTGATCTTTGTTAGGGCGGCCGCTGACGCGGCGACCCCCAGCGATACCGCCCTGATCACCGCTAGAGCACGGGGCAACCTCACGGGCGTTGATCGGCGGGTGCCGGCGATGGCCGGTGCGCAGCGGGGTGTGCCGGCGATGGCCGGCGTTGCTCGGCGGGTGCCGGCGATGGCTGGGCAGGACCGCAGTGCAGGCCAAATAGCTTGGCAAGATCGAATGGTGCCGAAACTGAGCGGAGTATAAGTGTGTATGAAATAGGCCGCCCTGTACCCCTGACAATCCAATTGACCAACGCTGCGGGGACAGTGGTCAATGCGGCTACCGTGGCACTGACGCTCATTCCGCCACCCGATGTCAATGGCGTACCACAGGCACCTATTGTTCTCACGGTGACCAACCCGCCGGCCACGCTGGGGCTTTACACCTATGACTACTATCCCACGGTGGCTGGGCGATTTACCTATCTCTGGCAGACTACAAACCCCACAGTCGCCTGGGGCGATTCTTTCGATGTGGTGGACAGCTCAGCCGCGCGGGGCATCGTGGGCCTGACGGACATGCGGGCGCGGCTCAAGCTCACGTCCACAGCCCAGGATGAAGATCTTCGGGCGCTTATTATATCGATGACTGAGGTAGTCGAGGACGTTGTGGGGCCCGTGCTGGTCCGTAATGTGTCTGAGCTCTACGACTTGGGCCATGTCCGTAACCGTAGTTACAGCGTGCACGCCGGGTATTGGTTCCCATTTCAACAGAACAAACCGGAGATCGTGCTGTATCAGCGACCCGTACTCGCGTTGGTCTCTATCGTGGGCATCCTGTCCTGGGGTATCACTTATGACGTGAGCACGGTGGACCTTGACAAGCCCACAGGCATTATTCGACAAATAGATGACTCGGGCTTTATTGGACCCGTGAGGATCACGTACACGGTAGGGCGTCCGATCATCCCGAACAACATACTTGAGGGCACCCGGGAGATAATCCGTCATCAGTGGGAGTCCCGCCGTGGTGCTGCTCAGCCCAGACCCGTGCAGGGCTCTGAGGACATGGTGGCTACGCCATCTGGCTTTCTTATCCCTAATCGTGCTATGGAATGGCTTAACCCATCGCGACGTGAGTTGGTGATTGCCTAGTCACGCTATTTGTAAAATCTCGACTAGTGGATCGGGGTAGACCATGACAGCCTCTCGGGCGCCGGCCGCTGTTGACGCCATTATCGCGGCATTGACCCCGGCAGCTGCACCCTCACCGGTCTGGGATGGGCCCGAGATGACTGCCGACTACCGGGACGGCATCTTTATTGGATATGACGGTAACCCAGTTGGTGAGCAGGAATCCATAACCATCACTTCTGAGTGGGCTGGCCTGGGGGCTAAGAAGCGCACTGAGCATTTTGACATTTTGTGCTCAATACTGGCGGTCAGTGGGGATGGTAAGGGCAAAGACGCCCGAGACAGGGCATTCAACCTGCTCGCCATCGTGGAAACTACGCTTAGGACAGACCCGTCACTCGCTCAAACACCTACGCCGTTTGTCGCATCCGTGATGAGCCCACACTTGCTGTTTGAATGGATAGCGGATCTGGGGCTCCAAGCACGGCTCACGTTTTTTATTCACATTGAAACGAGGTTTTAGCTCATGGTCACTTTGCGGCAGATCTGGACTGACTCTATTACTCTGTTTCACCCGGAAGGCCACCCTGAGGCCATGAACGTCGCGCCCGGGCAAACCATCGAGGTACCCGGTGACCTCGCCGCTGAGCAACCACACACCGATGGCATCGTGGTCGACAATGACGGCCAATTGTCCGCCTATGGCACCGCGCTGTGGGAGCACGTGCCCGTGGATGGTGCTCCGGCCTGGCGGCCAGATGGTGCCCAGGACCCCGAGGCAGAGCCTGAGGTCACCGGGCCCGTGCCCGTGGCTGATGTGTTGCGGACTGAGCTCGCGCCAGCCGCTGAGGACCCGGCTCCCGTCGAGACCACGCCGGCACCATCCATTCTGCCAAACAACTGATATTCAGCTACCCCCTGGGGCTGTGGACCTTAGCTGACGCGTAAGCCTCTGCTCCTTATCATCCTTAACTGTTCTCACACCGGAGGTTAAGTTGTCCACTGGCAGCGGATTGGACGCACAGCTGTGTCTCGCCACTGAGGCCACCTGGGGTACGGCCGTAACGCCTACCCGAGCACTGGAGTTCAATAGTGAGTCGCTCAAGCACGTTTTGACGTGGCTTGAGCCCACGGGATTGCGCGTCGGAACTAAGTACAAGCGGTCCTCTCGTGCGCGGATTTCTCGACACTCGATCACGGGGGATTTTGATCTGGAGTGGGCGACCCGTGGTATGGGGCCCGTCGTGGCCAACATGCTCGCCAGTGGCGTCACGATACCCGCACAGATCGACGCGACCACGGCGTATAAGCAAATCCACACGCCCGGTGCTTTCCGTGGGCAGGGCATGACGTTGCAGGTAGGCCGTCCTGAGCCGTCAACGGGTACGGTCCGGCCATTCACGTTCGCTGGGGTGAAGATCACAAAGTGGGAGTTCAGCCTAAAAGACAACTCAGTGCCAACGCTGAAATGTACGTGTGATGGTAAGAGTGAGAGCACGGCCACCGCGCTGGCCACAGCGGCCTACCTAACGGGTGCCACGGTGTTCGATTTCAGCCAAGCGACCATGACCCTAGGCGGTACGGTGGCCACGGCATCGGGTGAGACCACCGTCACGGGTGGTGTCGCGGTGGCGACCATTATCAAAGACATCACGATCGACGGGTCCGCGCCACTGGACGTTGCCCGTTTCGGTATCGGTAACGCCGGGTACAAGGCTGAGCAATTGGAGAATGCCACGCCGTTGATCACCGGCAAGTTGTCCGCTGAGTTCGGCAAGACCGAGCTCTATGACGTGTTCACAGCCGGCACAGCGACACCCTTGCAGCTCACGCTCACGGGCGGTGCCATTGGCGCCAGCGGTAGCAACTTCCTGTTGTCCTTTATCATCCCGGCAATCAAACTGAAAGCGGCACCCCCAGCTGTGTCCGGCCCGGGCGTGGTCATGATGGCCACCGATTTTGAGGGCTACTCGGATGAGGTAAACCCCGTTATCCAGATCAAGATCCAGTCCGATGAGGTTGCACTGTAATGGCTATGGGCACCACGGGGAACACGCCAGACAGGCACCCTAACATTGTGGCCATTCTCGGGTGGTTTGATAATACCGATGGCCATTTACGGGCGGGGGGCCCAGAGCAAGTAAATAACCTGTGCAGGCAGCTGGCCGAGGATATGGTCATGCTGCTAGGAGACGGGCCAGAGCTCACTGCCGGCTTGTGTAAGTTGCTCGAAGCGAAAGATTGTTTTGTGCGGGCCGCGCTGTGAGCGTCACGATTACAGTGACTAGCACTGATCAGCTAGGCAAGATTGCGGAGCAGCTGCGGGGTGGTGGCCACGATGAGCTCGGCAAGACGCTGCTCCGGGCGGTCCGTGAAGCTGGGAAGGCTGCGGCTGAGGACGCCAAGTCCGCCCTGATGAAAGTGCAGGTCACTGGCGTCAAAACTGCCAAGAAGAGGGCCGGTCGCGTGCGCGCGCTGAGTAAGCGTGAGCATGCGCTGCGGGCCACCCTCGCCACGGCGGTTGGTACCCGGGACATCGGGCGGGGGGTTGCCATCGAGGTGGCGTCCAACCGCTTGCCTAAGAATCTGTGGAACATGCCACAGCACTTGGAGTCTACTAAGGGTTGGCGGCACCCCGTGTTCGGTAATCGTAACGTGTGGTCAGCGTCCAAAGCTGGCCCATGGTTCTATCCCACTATCCGCTCAAAAGAGCCCGGGATACGTGACCGCGTGTCCACGGGTATCGATGAGGCCCTACAGAAGATCGCACAGACAGCGAGGTAGACATGCTCACGTTCGGCCACAACGGTAAAGAGTATGAGTTTGACCAGAATAAGCTGGATTTGTCCGAAGCGATAGCCGTCAAGGTAGTCACTGGCGGCATGACTATCAAAGCATTTCAGATCGGGATGCAGGAGCTCGATCCAGAAGCACTCAAGGCCATAGTGTGGTTGGCGAAGCGGCGGGCCGGCGAGGCGGTCAAGTACGATGGCGTGACTTTCGACGTCGTAGAGCTCATGTCCAGCATGAAACAAACGACACCCGCCGGTGAGGCCACGGAGACGCCGACTGAGGACCCTACTGGGCCGCCCGAGCAGATCCCAATTCCACAGAATCCAGAGCCTACGAACGATGGTGCACCCAGTGGGCTGACCCTGCTCGACGCCGGGCCCAGTATCTCGCCGCTTTTGCCCACAAGCTAGGGCTGCCCGCACCAATCGTTGACCACCTGCAGTTGGATGACTTTGATTTGTACGCCCAAGTGATTGATCAGATAATTTCACAGTCCTCAGAATAAGGGCATTGCACCTAACGGAGTAGGCGCGAAGCGGCGCCTCGTTCTTAGGTCACAATCCAGCGCCGTCCTCTGGTAGATCACTCTCGTAATCCCACCATCACCAGGCTATGGTCTTGCCTGCACGTTTAGGGAACATGCCCTTGTGCCAGGCTGTGACCTCCGTCAGGTGCAGTGCCATGGTTATTTCATCACAGTCGGACGGGGGATAATTCCATGTCGTCAAAAATGGCCATTAACGTCGTGGTGGCTATTGACGACAAAGACGCGAATCCTCGGCTCAAAGAATTACAGGCACAGCTTGAGGAGTTGAGCAATAAGACTATCGGGCTGGATATCGGGGACGCTGAGGCCAAGGCCAAGATCAAAGAGCTCAAGGTAGAGCTTGAGGAACTGGCCACCCAGCACCCCGATATCAAGGTCAAGGTAGCGGCGGATCGAGCCCTTGCCGACCTCGCGGCAATCAAGTTGGCCAGTGAGGAAGTCAACGGCAAACAAATCAAGCTCAACGTGGATGACGGGGGCTCTGCCAATAAGTCTAAGGGTGATATCAATGCCCTGATGACTGCCGGTATCGCACTCGGGCCGGCTATCATCCCGGTAGCTGCCGCAGTCACAGCCGCGCTCGCTGCTATCGGTACCGGGGCGGCACTGGGCATTGCTGGCATTGCTACCGGAATGCTTGCGTTCCATGGCATAAGCCAAGCCGTGACCGAGCTCGGGACAGCACAGCAAGGCGCGGCGGCCAAGGCGGCACAGAACGCCTCACAACAGATCTCTAGCGCCAACAGCATAGCCAGTGCACACGATGCCCTCGCTAATGCTATACAGAACGTAGGCATCACTGAGGCCAACGTAGATGACTCGATTATCAGCGCTAAAGAACGTTTGGCCACGGCCACTACCAACGTCCTGGTAGTGACACAGAACGCCGCGCACTCGATCTCGATGGCGCTGCGGCAAGAAGCTAGCTCTGAACAATCCTTAGAGGTCGCGCAGCACAGTGAGGATCTAGCTCAGAAGTCTCTGACGCAATCGCGCATTGACGCCCAACGCGCGCTGCAGCAGATGTCGTTTTCCGTCACGGACAATGCCCTGGCGCAACAGCGGGCCACCCTAGATCTGCAGGTGGCACAGCGCAACCTGAGCAACATCAGCGCGGCCGATCCTCGCTACGCCAGCGCGGCGCTCACTGTCCAAGAGGATCAACAACGGCTGTTAGAGCTGCAGAACACGGGCAAGAATCTGGCCCAGGACAAAGCCACGGCCGACGCTAAGGGCGTTGACGGGTCCAAGGGCGTGGTGTCCGCCCAGGACGCCCTCGCGCTCGCACAGCAGCGCGTGGTGGCCGCGCAGCACCAGGTGGAAGACTCGGCCTACGCGGCGACCAAAGCCCAGGAGGACGGCGCTAGGAGCGTGGCTGCCGCTCAGCGGGCTGAGGGTGATGCTTCCCGCGCGCTGACGAAAGCGGAGGTTGATGGGGCCAACCAAATCGGCAATGCCAAGCAAGCGGTGGTCTCGGCTACCCGCAGCCTGCAGAACGCTGAGGCCAGCGCGGCCGCACAGGCAGCAGCCACCACAGCGGCGAACGCATCGCTGCTCAAGTCCTACAATTTGCTCTCGCCGGCGGGTAAACAATTCGCTGACTTCATCCATGGTGACCTTGAGCCCAAGCTGCGGGCGCTGCAGGCCACCGCCCAGCAAGGGATGCTGCCGGGCGTCGAGAGCGGTCTTAAGGCTGTAGAGGCGAACCTGCCCCAGCTCAACTCTCTGGTCGACGTCACGGCGCACGCCCTGGGCAATTTGGCCGACCGAGCGGGACACGCGCTTAACGATCCGTTCTGGCGCGGGTTTATCGACTTTATCAAGGGTGAGGCGGGCCCCAGCTTCCAGATCCTCGGCAATGTAATGGGCAACCTCGCCCAAGGCGCCGCCACGATGGTCATGGCTTTCAAGCCTGTTTGGGATCAAATGGGAGCGGGCGTTGACGGGCTTTCTGCCAAGTTCGCTAATTGGTCTAAGGGCCTGGGAGGCAACCCAGAGTTTCAGCGGTTCTTAGACTACGTGAAAACCAATGGACCTAAGGTCATGGATCTGATCGGGCAGTTATTTGTGATGTTCTCTCGCTTGGGTGAGGCGCTCGGACCATTAGGTGGCTTGCTACTCACAGTGGTCGATGGCTTTGTGCGGATTATAAACATGATCCCGACACCCGTACTTGGACCGCTGGTAGATGTGCTTTGGTTAGGGTTTACCGCATGGAAAGCCTGGTTGATCATAGACTCGGTAAGGGTAGCGCTAGTGGCTATGAAAGATGCCCAAATAGTGGCTACTGTAGTGCAATGGGCATGGAATGCCGCAATCTATGCAAACCCTATTTTCTGGGTAGTCGGCGCTTTGATAATTCTCGGGCTGGGCATTTACGAGGTAGTGAAACACTGGCAATTTTTCAAAGACGTTGGTGAGGCGGCCTGGCACGGTATTCAGACTGCCGCTCGTTGGTGCTGGGATAATGTGCTAAGCCCGGTATTCAACTGGATCGGCGCCGGTATACAGCACATTAAGGATGCTTTCAACAGCCTGCCCGATGTGGTCCGCCAGGCGTTTACCATGGTCAGGATCTTTGCCACAGATCCTATCAGTTTCGTCATCCGGTACGTTTATAACGACGGCATCGTGCCCGTGTGGAATGGGATTGCTGGGGTATTCGGGCTCGGCCGGCTATCCCCCGTGCCCGGGTATGCCACGGGTGGTGTGCTGCCGGGATACGCACCAGGGGTGGACAGCGTGCACGCCCTGCTCAGTCCGGGCGAGGGTGTCCTCGTGCCAGAAGCGGTCAAGGCCCTGGGCCCCGGTTTCGTGCACTGGGCGAACCGGGAGTTCTCCGGCGGCCGCGCGGTGGGCTCGACGGGCAACGCCTATGCCGGCGGGGGCATTGTGGGCGACGTCGCCGGGATGTTCACCAACCCGGTAGGGGCATTGCATGCGCTGTTTGGTGATGTGCTGGGCACCGCCGGGCGCACACCGTTCGGCCCGGTGCCTCCCTCGATGCTGCATGACGCTCTGGTGAGCTTGCCCATGCACGTGATCGATGCCGCCGTGGCCAAAGCCAAGGCATATATCGAGACCATGTTTTCGGCGGGAGCGGCTGGCGGTGGTGGTGCGGTCGGGGCCGGCGTTGAGCAGTGGACGGGCATGGTGATGAACGCGCTGGGGATCATGCATCAAGACCCGGGCAACCTGCATGCCACGCTGCGCCGGATGAATCAGGAATCTGGGGGTAATCCCACGGCGGTTAACCGTTCTGATATCAACTGGCAGCACGGAACCCCCAGCGTCGGGCTTATGCAGGTGATTGGACCGACCTACGCGCACAATAAGGTGATCGACGCTGGCCCTTATATGTATGGGGTGTCCATTGATCCGCTGGCTAACACGCTCGCCTCGATGAGATACGCGGTCGGCCAGTACGGCAGCCTGGCGAGCGCGTACAACCGTGCTGGTGGCTATGCTAACGGTGGCATTGTTACCAGTCCGACGCTGGCCCATGTCGGTGAGTCGGGGCCTGAGGCCATCTTGCCGCTGAATCGTCCGGACCGCGCCCGGCAGGTTATGGCACAGGCGGGGATCGGCTCGCCGGTCCATATAGGTACGGTGCATGTGCACGATGGGGTTGACCTTGATCTGCTCACGCACAAATTAGCGTTCGCGGCCAAGGCGGCGAGTTTCTAAGAGAGGCCACGCATGCACCAATACTATGATGATCCCGGGCTGCTGGTCGGGGATAGCCTGGGCTATCAGGCACAGCGCAAGGCTATACGCTTATTCCCTGGGCTCGTGGCAGAGGTATTGTGTCGGCAGATAGCTACGATGTGGGATCTCCCCGCGCTGGGTTCCGATGCCTTTACCGTGCGCCTTATACATGAGATTCTAAGGATGCCCGAGTAATGGCCATCACTAATATGTACTTGGATGACCAGGCGGGCACCATCCTGCAAATCATCCCGAATCCAAATATCATAGTTACTCAGTTCGCCCCGGGGTTCCCAGACATCCGGGCAGTGACCGAGCCACGCCCGCAGACCGATGGTGAGCGTGACACCACGGCTCTCATCGGTGGTCGCGCGGTGAGTCTGGCGGCCGGCCTATGGAACACGCCGGCCGCGACCAGTGACCTCTGGCTGTGGTTCATGGCGCCCGGCAAGCGGTCCTACCTGTACGTCACGGATACGGAGTGGACGCCGAACCAACGCCGGATACCGCTGCGGGCGGACTCCTATTCGGGTGTGGTGGTCGAGGGCGCTGATGACGTGTACCGGGGGATCACGGCGCAGTGGCGGGCGCCCACCGGGGTCTGGGAGGCAATCAACGAAACGATGGTGACGGTTACCCCCTACTCAGCCTCATCGAGTGGGTTCTCACTACCCTCCGCAATGCCCATGCAGTGGGCGACCACGACGGCCTACTCGGATGCTCTGATCACGAACAATGGACCACTGCCAGTGCACTTCAAGGTCAATCTGTATGGGCTGGCGGACGGGCCGGCTCTGTACAATGACACCACACAGTCACAGATGAACTTCGTGGCGGGCCAGGGTGGGCTGCAGATAGCCCAAGGGTCCTATGTGGAGCTGGACACCCGGGAGCGCACCGCGAACCTACTCTCGGACCCGTCGATCAGCCGCCTACCATTCCTCGCGTTCGCCACCTCATTCTGGTGGGCACTCGTGCCAGGCGTGAACAAAGTGCGGTACGTGCCGAGTGCCGCCGGCCAAGGTTCGTCCACAGGGGCTAGTGCCGTTATCACCTATCGTCAGACCTACCTGTAGGAGCCACGTGTGACGCTACAGACCCCGCTGTTCATGCAAGCCGCCACGGGTGACACCGCCGTGTCCTACTCAGGCCAGAACTACCGGTTATCCCTCATTGCGGCGCTGTGCCAGTTCACCGGGGTCATTGACCCCATCGGTTCCGGTGGGTTGTTGGTCAGTCAGCGCGGCGCCGGGGCCAACATGAGCGTGGACATCGCCGCCGGTTACGCAATCGTGCCGGGCGGGGACATCAGCTTGCAGGGCTCCTATCTCTGCATATCAGACGCGGTGCTCAACGTGGTCGTACCCGCCGCGCCACCCTCAGGCACTCGGGTGCACCGCGTGGTCGCCCAGGTCCGAGACCACCTGAGCAATTCGGGCCTCTATGCGGCCAACGTCTACAACTGGGTGCTTAATCTGCTGGCCGACACCGGTACAGGCACACCCGCGTTGCCGGCCAGCGCGATCAGTCTGGCGCTGGTCAGTGTGTCTGCGGCGCAGAGCTCGGTCACCAACGCCAACATCACGGATCAACGGGCATGGGCGCGGTGGGCGCTCTCCAACGTCGGGACGCTCACCGTCAACACGGGGTATACCGCCTCGGATGCCTCCCGCGTGCCGCAGTACCGGATCACCGCCGATGGCTTCTGCCACCTGCATGGGTTCCTCACGAGCACGGGCTCAGGCACCGCCACCGCCGGCACGTTCTACCAGCTGGCCAGTGGCATTCTGTCCGCTGGACTGCCCTCAGGGAACCGGGATGGCGTCATAATGTCAAATAAGGGTGCTGTGCAGATCACCGTCAACTCATCGGGGATCATCAAATTTACTCCGTTGGTCACTACCAACTATGTGGCGGGTGACTGGTGGTCTTTCGATGGTTTCGCATTCAAGATCGCTAACTAATGGGTACCTGGCAGTTTGTGGGCGGGCCCGCCACGGGTGGCCGCACGGTAAGCCTGGCAGCCGCTAAGAATCGGAAGCTCACCGTGCGGTTGAGCTCACCGTCTGAGGCATCGTTCGACATCGATGGCACGCACCCGGACGCCTCCCTGATCACTGAGTTGCAGAGTGACCTACACGTGCTGTTCACCCCGGATGCCCCCGGCGCGGCGACGGCCATCGCCTACCGGGGACGGATCGGCCCGAGCACTGATCAGCTCGACGCCACTGCGCACACCACGTCTTTCAGCTCGTTGGATTACCGCGAGTTGCTGCGCCGCCGGGGGCTCTACGCGGCCGACACAGCCGTGACCGCCGGGTACAGCGCCATCGATCAGGGCACCATCGCTTGGAACCTCATACAGACCACCCAAGGCCACCCAGGCGGCAATCTGGGTATCTCCCGGGGCGTGGGCGCGGTCACGGGCACCCCGCAGACCCGAGGGTACATCGCCGGGGACACCATCGGGGACAAAATCAGTGAGCTCGGCCAAGTGCTCAACGGCTTTGAGTGGGACATCACCCCTGTCAGTGATTCCGCATTGAACCTCGATCTGTGGATTATCGGCGGGCGCGGGGCTAATCGTGGGGTGGTGATCGAGTATGGTGGGCTCGCCGAGAAGATCCGGCGGGAGTTCCAAACATCGAACTACGCCAACGCGATCAGGGTCACGGGGGACAACACGGGTAATGGTGGTGTCGCGCCCACCCCTCAGGAGCGGTCGGTCAGCGACATCGCCACGCGGCCAGAAGGGTTGTGGGATCTGTCGGTGACCGCGCCCACGGTGTTCACTCTCGCCGCGTTGTCCAGTTTCGCCGACTATAAAATACAGGACATATCTACGCTGATACCCGCGTACAGCATCACTCTGCGGCGAGGCGCCTGGCGAGGCCCGCAGCACATCTGGCTTGGCGATACCATCCTCGTGGACATCCTCTCGGGCCGGATCAATGAGACGGGGAAAACCTACCGCGTGCAGGAGATGGCTTTCGTGATCAATGAGGACGGGGGAGGCGAGACGGTTGACCTCACCATCGGACGCCCGCCACCCAACTATCACAGGTACCCGGCAGAGGTAGATCGGCGACTAGCCATACTGGAGCGGAGGTAGAACCAATGGATAGTTCAACGCTCGTGGTGCTGGTTCACCGTCGTTTGCACCTAGTGGCCACAACGGTTTCCGTGTTCCTGACCATTATTTTCCTGGTCATAGGACTTGCCTTGATATTCCAACCCCACAGGTGGAGCAACACGCCGGCATATGCCAATTTGTTGGATCTTATGACAGCGTCCACCTGGGGTGTGCTGCACCTGATTGTTGGAGTGTGCATGGGTTTGTCCGTGTGGGTGCGCAGCCGCGGGCTCTCTATTACCGCGCATATGCTGGGGGTGATGATCCTCTCGGGCTGGTGGCTGGGGTTTGTTATCCGTTATGCCACGGACAAGGGCACAACGGTGGTTAATGTGTGCTCATGGGCCGCGTACCTGTTTTTGATGGTACTTTCACTCGTCTGCATTGACTGGATGAATCCCCGGGAGTTCAAAAAATGACGGCGGCCGAGTGGACCGCGCTCGTCACGGCGGTGATCGCGCCCGCATTGACCTTGTTCGGTTTGTTCATTGTGAACCGCCGGAAGACGATACAGGTCACCAGCCATGATTTGACCATGGACAGCCAAAAAGTGGTTGCCATGCTCCAGACCGACAACAATCGGTTGCGTGAGGAGCTGCGTGAGCTACGCAAAGACTATGAGAGGCAGATCGCGGAGCTCAAGATGGCCAACATCGCGGCATTGTCATTGGCCGAGGACAAATGGCGTCGGATCCATGAGGGCAACAAGCTCACCATCGGCACCCTGAAAGATGATATCGCCGATCTGTACCGCCGGCAGCGAAGCCTACCCCAGTGACGGAGGGGCAGCTGGGCATCATGCTATTGGTGGTGTCCGTTGTCAGCTTATGCGTGCAGTCGACGGCGTTGTTCCGGATATTCCTCAGTGAACACTCGGGCAATCTGTTGCGCACGGCGCTGTGTCGCGTGGCCGCCGCGTGCGCGTATGTGGGAGTCGGGGCCAATGCCATAGTGTTGCATCGCTCACCGTTGAGTGTGTCTCTGATCGTATTTACCGGCGTGCAGATAATGTGGTGGGGCAATGCCTCCGCTGATGTCCGTCTGAACAAGAGAGGTATTTCCGATGACCGTTCCGGGTGATACTCCACCGCATTTCTTGGACCCGACAAAGCCCGTGACCCCCGATCCGGCACAAGGGCCAGACACGCCCATCGAGATCGAGTGCGCTGGCACAGACCCCACGGTAGCCCCTGACGCCGACCACAGCCCCAAGCACACCCCCGACGTGCACCACGCGGCGCCCGCTCCGTACGTCGTGGACGCCACATCGGATACTCGCGCGCTGGACGCGGGGCCCAGGAAGCCGATCAGTCATGAGCCGTGGCCACCCAGCGTGCGGGCCGTCGAGCGGGTACTGCCTGAGGACCAGCCGCTGCGAATGCCCGGGATAACACTGGAGCCGCACGTTTCCGAGGCTGAGATCACCCGACTGTGGGCGTGGATACGTGGGGCCTACGCGTTCAGCGCCTTTGTTGTCATACTTTCCATTGTCGGGGGTATCGCTCTCTACCGGCTGGCCGCTGACAGTGTGTCTCTCGCAAAACAAAACGCTAGCGTGACGTCCCAACTCAAGGCACAAGACACTCAGCTGCAAACACAAACTGCGCAGGTTCTCATACAACTGCATGGACAATGTGCTACATCTTCAATACTGATCAAATCATATAGTGTGAAAAGTAGGGAGGTATCCCCTCTGGGGGCTGTGGGATATGATAATGCTTATCGAGATCTAGAGCGGCAGGCAAAGTTACTCAAGTGTGGGATCAATGAAGTACCCGCGCTGGGCCCAGTCTCATGAGCGACACACTCTTTGCTGATGTCTCAGAGTGGAATGCTGTAGTCGGTGACGGCTACCCCTATCAGGTGCTCTCCATTCGCAGCAATGATGGTACCTGGCAGGATAAGCACTTCCTCGCCAATTACGCGTGGTCTCGCCGGGCGCTGGACAGTGGCCAGCTACAGGCGCTGATCATCTATCTGGTCTACCGGCAGAACTGGCAAGCCGATTTTGACACCATGCGCTCGATGGTCGGGGCACCCGTGGGCCGCACGGCCATCATGCTCGATGTCGAGTCCTGGGGCGGTCAGATCACCGGGGACCAGTCGAGTGGGATCAACGGCATGCGTGATCTGTGCGCCGGCTGGCTGGGTGACCCACGGCGGGTACTGGGCTACGCCAACATGGGTGACCTCGCCGCGCTGTGGCCTAGCCGCCCCGCCGGCCAGCGCTTGATCATCGCGGCCTATGGCACCAACCCGGACGCACCCGGCAAGCTCGCGCACCAGTTCACAGATGGTCGGGTGGGTGGTCCGCTCGCGGTGCCACCCTTCGGGCAGGTGGATGTCAACTCAGCGGATGGCTATGGCATTGCCGATTTCTGTGCCGCGCTCGGTTTCGATGGCAGCGCCGCGCCGCCGGCACCCCCGCCACCACCACCTGTGCCGGGCCCAGGCGTGCTGCCCGAGTGTTGCTTCGGTGACAAATCCGCTGCGGTGAGCTCGCTGCAGGGCTGGGGTAACGGGGAGTTCGGCGCGTACTGGCGGCTACCGGTCACGGGGTACTACGGGCCCATGACACAGCAAGCCGTGGCCGAGTTCCAACGGCGGGCCGGCATCGTGGGCGGTGACGGCCGCAACCTGGGGCCGCAGACCCGGGCGAAGCTGTGGGCCTACGGCTGGCGCGGGTAGCGCACAAGCTCGCCG